TGCTTGCAAAACTCTACAAAAGCTACTCTTACAGAAAAATATGATGGAGAAGTTATTGATGAGCTTGCAAGATTGTCTTACGCATACGCAGACGCAATGATGAAAGCGAGAGAGATATGAAAGTAATTGATGTCGCATGGTTTTGCGGTAGCAGTAATGTTGGAGTTGTAAAAGTTCAGCCAACAAAAGGAGAAATCAAATATTACATTGGATCACCTTCCGAG